CCAATTAAACCAAATGATTCGTGCAAAATATACTGATATTAACTATAATGGTATTAATTTAAAGGGACTAGAAAAACTAAGTGCTAATTTTACAAAAAATCCGTTTGATAATACTGTAGTTATTATTGATGAAGCACATAACTTTGTAAGTCGTATTGTGAATAAAGTAAAGGGTAACAAGAAAGAAACTGTTGCCTACCGTATGTATGATTATTTGATGAATGCAACCAATGCAAAGATTGTTTTACTAACTGGTACACCTATTATTAATTATCCGAATGAAATTGGTATTTTATATAATATAATGCGTGGTTACATTAAAACCTGGGAAATGACAGTCAATGTAAAAACTAGTGAAAAAATAAACACGAATTCTATACTTGATATCTTAGAGAAAGAGAACTTTCGCTTTCATGATTATGTAGAATATAGTGGTAATAAATTAGTTGTTACTAGGAACCCTTTTGGATTTATTAATACGAAAAAACGTGGGGCAGTTAAAAAAACAGGAAAACAGGGTGGTGGGTGCAATATGTGTTTTAGTGGTGGCACAAACGTTAGCATAATCGGTGGCAAAAAACAATCTAGAAAATTAAATGAAAAAAACCATAGGAGAAATCATAATCGTAGAACGAAAAAACAACCAAAAGAAAAAGAATTTACTAGAAATCAAACTTTTGAGGTTGAAGTTGAAAATGGTATTATTCAAAAACTAACTTTTGAAGAGGAAGAGAACATTGACCCTGAATTATCCGCTGAAAATGCGGATAAAATTGGATATAACTTTGATAATAATCCATATAAAGGTGGTGATGGTGTAAAATGCTGTGGTGGCGTTGGTAAAATATTGGAAGGCGGTAAATGTGTAGAATGTGCTGGTGGCGTCGGTAAAATTATTTCGGGTGGTGATGCTTTTGAAAAATATAATGGTGTGAAATTAGACGAAACTGGTAATATTAGTGACTCTGATTTTGAAGAAACATTAATACGCATTTTAACAAAATACGGATTAGAAATTCCACCAGGACTAATCGAAGTGAAAAAATTCAAGGTTCTACATGATGATGCTGACCAATTTTTAAATACCTTTGTAAATGTGGATACTGCAGAAGTGAAAAATATGGATGTATTTAAACGACGTATATTAGGTTTGACTTCTTATTTCCGTAGTGCACAAGAATCTCTATTACCATCCTTCGTAAAGACTGCTGAGGGTGATATTTTCCATGTTGTAAAATGCATAATGACTGACCACCAATTTGGTGTTTATGAAAAAATACGTAAAATAGAAGCAGAACAAGAAAGGCGTAACCGTAAAAATAAACAACGTCAAGCAGGTGGTGATGAATTGTTTAATATCTCATCTACGTATCGCATCTTTTCTCGTTCAGCATGTAATTTTGCATTTCCTTCTAATATTGAACGTCCTTTACCTAGCGGGAAAAAAGTTGCAGAAGGCGTTAACGTAGGAGAAGGAGAAGGCGATAACATAGTAGAAGGCGAAGAATTTGATGAAAATGATTTTAATGCAGTTCCACTCAGTGTTCGCCGTGAAGCAGACCTAGAAGATATTGATGATATTGAACAAGAAGAAAAACAGGGTAAAGACATTGCAATGGAAAGTTACCAAGAACGTATTCAACATGCTTTGGATATACTTTCGTACAATCCTGAATCACCCCGTGATGTTGAATACCTTACAAAAGAATCTTTGTTTTCTTTTAGTCCCAAATTTGTTGCCTTGTTAGAGAACCTACTCAATCCTGAAAATGTAGGTCTTCAACTCATCTATAGTCAATTTCGTACGATTGAAGGTATTGGTATTATTAAATTGATTTTGGAAGCAAATGGGTTTGCAGAATTCAAGTTGCAACGTGTGAAACAATCTGAAGATACCGACGAAAATAGTTGGGAAATTGCTGAAAATCCTGCCGATGCAGGCAAACCAAAATTTGTTCTCTATACTGGAACTGAAACTGCGGAAGAAAAAGAAATTATTCGTAATATTTACAATAGTGCCTGGGAGTTTGTTCCATCCAATATTGCCATTCGCCTTCGTGAAATGTCGGATAATAACTTTATGGGTGAAATCATTAAAATATTTATGATTACATCCTCAGGTGCAGAGGGTATTAACCTTCGTAATACACGTTTTGTACATATTGTAGAACCTTATTGGAATATGACACGTATAGAACAAGTGATTGGACGTGCAAGACGTATTTGTAGTCACCAAGATTTACCTGAAGAGTTACGCACTGTCCAAGTGTTCTTATATATTTCTACTCTCAGTGAAGAACAAAAAGTAAGTGAAGCAAATATAGAATTGCGTATACGCGATGTGAGTCGTCTAGATAAAAAGACTCCAATTACTACTGATGAAAGTTTGTTTGAAATCGCAAGCATGAAAGATAAAATTAATCGTCAAATTCTAAAGGCAGTCAAAGAATCTGCGATGGACTGTTCTCTCTATGCTGGTAAAAATAAAGATGAACCATTGGTATGTTATGGATATGGTAAAATAGAATCTAACCAATTTGGGTCTTATCCATCTTTAGATAAGGATATTGGTGAAAAGGTAGATTTGAATTTACGAGAAGAAAAAATAAAATTAAAGAAATTTAAGTTGGAAGGTAAAGATTATGCATTTGACCCAGTAAAAAGTGAAGTATTCGACCTTGAAAGTTATGAAAATTATAAAAAGGGATTGATTACTGGAAATCAAATTGTTTTAGTTGGTAAATTAATCAAAAAAGGTAATGGGTTCAAATTTGTACCTGTCTAGAATAAAAAATTGAATGATTATTATAATATTTATTGGTAATATTATAATATTGCATAGTTTAATATTACATAATAAAATATGTATAATAGAAACTGTCTATTTGAACGTCATCAATTTCGTCAGGGTAATTTGGTTTCAGTATATAGTCGTAATACTCCTGAAAAAGTTTATCATGGAACCATTGATAGAATCATAAATAAACGAGAAAATTCATATGATAAGTTCTCTCCCAATGTAGACCATTTTTATATTTCATTTGATAAATCAGTGTATGATAAGATTTTACAACGTGCATGGAAAGTAATTTATGATGGAATAGAGATTACACTGGGTGATATAGAACGAAATTCCGCGGGTAAAATTACAAAAGTATTTAGACAATATGATTTCATGGGTTGTCAAGAAACCGAAATACTCATAGATAAAATTGATGCAATACTTATTTGGCGCGTTGGGTTTGCTATTGAATGATATTTGAATAATAGAAAAAATCTAACAATAATATAGTACTTTTTATATTTTTATAAAAAAAAATGACACAGAATATTCCACAAAAATATATACCACCATCTATTAGCAAAAAAGACTATTATAAACAACGCAGAAACATCTTGAAATCACGTAAATTATATAAAAAGGGGATTTTTTTTTCGCGTCCAAAAATAAAAACATTCAAATCTCGTAAAACAAAGCATTTGCGACATGTTCAAGAAATGTATGGCGTTGACAATCTAAAACCCACACCCGCGCTTGCAAGAAAAACCAAATGTTCTCTCTCGGCATTAAAAAAAATAGTAAATAAAGGTGAAGGTGCCTATTTTAGTAGTGGTTCTCGACCATCTCAAAGTGCCAAGAGTTGGGGACTTGCACGTTTAGGAAGTGCTATTACTGGAGATAAAGCAAGTGTTGTAGATTATCATATATTGCGAGAAGGGTGTAAAAAAGATAGTAAGGCATTGCGTTTAGCAACACGACGATGTAAAATGCAGGGCAATAAAAAACGGTGTACTTTAAAACAAAAACAAAAACAGAAATCTTAGGTTTTACAAAACTAACAATATTTATAATATATATATATTATAAGAATACCCAAGGGAAATGAGTATATTTCTGGACTCTATTAATGCGGAACAACGTGGAATAATGGAAAAAAACCCATTGAAATACCCTGAATATAACGCGAGACTGGCGTTATCTAAGGTTGGCTTTGTAAATAGACCAAAGCCGAATGATTTTTATTATAAAAACAGTAATACTCAGGGTTTATATGATTATGATAAAAGAGCAGCATACTACACAGAATTAGACAAAAAAAACAGAAAATTTTTGAAACAACACAACGAACTGCAGCGTCAAGATGGAGATAGAAATCTGGGCAATTCAATAATACCAGTTGATAATACTACTGCACAAATACCAGTTGATAGTACTAATGCAAAAATACCAGTTGATAGTGCTAATGCACAAATACCAGGTGGTAGAAAATCAAAAAGAAAAACACAACGCAGAAAAACACAGCACAAGAAAACACAACGTAGAAAAATACAACGTAGAAAAACCAAAGACAGAAAAACACAACTCAGAAAAACACAAAGACATAAATAGAAATCTAATAAAGTTTATAGCTTGTTTTAGGAACAAAATACATTAGAATTAGAATACGCCATCTTCTTCTTCCATCTGTTTTCTAATTTTACTCCATGTTACTTTTAATTGCCATGCTTCTTCCAAATCTTTATCTAATTTTGTCAAATATTCTATCTTGTTTTTTTCTGCTATTTTATCCATTGTAACATTGGTAGAATCAAACCTATGCATTCCTGCAGAATCTACAAAATGCATTCTATCGCCAATATAATCAATACATATACCCTTCATATATGTATTGGTAACAGAGTTCTCATAATTGTCTGAACATGGATATATATTATCTTCACCGCGGTGAATTCCGTGCCGAATACCATACCCCCTTGTAAAACCATATTTTTCTGCACATTTACAACAATAGGCAACAAAAACACCATTCCAACTACCATTCTGTTTGCAATATTTACATGAACTTGGACCGGTTCCGTCAAAATGAGTTCTTGCCCATACTAATGGAAATGTTTTTGTATAAAGTTCTCCATCATAATAATAATAATTGCGGTTCTCACCAATAAATAAATCATATTCCTTTTCTTCTATCATGTTTGGGTTTTTTGTCTTGAAATTTGTTACTTGTTTATAGTAAGAGAAAAAAGGTGTAAAAAAGATATCAATTTTTCATAAAAATAATATAGAAACTAATATATCTACATAATAAAAGAAAATATGGATGAACAAGAATTTGTAGATTCTATAGAAAACCTAATTAAATATTTAAAAGAAATAAAACAAATTTCTGACATACATTTGCCTCTTGAAATTACAGAATTGCAAAGTAAAAATCACATCTTTCCATTATCTACATATGTAGAAGTAAAACCATCTACTATTCATGGTAATGGAATTTTCGCAAGAACAAATATAGAAAAGGGGAAAGTTGTTAGTCTATATCCTTGTCATGGTATATTCGTTAGTAGTTCAGGATACTTTTTAGAAAAATATAAAGATATTGCATATTCTGACCCAATAATTCAAAAATACAAGGTAAAATTATCTCGACAAGATGATTCGGAAGTATTTGCAATTCCTTATATAAAAGATAATGGTTTACTCGGTCATCTAATTAATGATTCATATAGAAGCATTTCTGATTTTAAAGATATAAATAAAGACATAACATATTTTGGAAAAACGATAACGAAATATATGTTAAACTCAATTGCTTGTGATAATTGTAGATTAATTGTTACACCTAATTATATATATTTAAAGACGATAAGGGACATTAATGAAGGAGAAGAATTGGTAAATTCTTATAGTTATCCATATTGGTGTGCAGAAGAATCGAATATACCTATGAATGAGATTAACACGTTAATTGAAAGTTATGTTTTATCATTGTCAAATGAAGAGAAAATGATGTTTACAAATATTTATAACACATTTATTAATTTATCAACACCCGCAACTTCTAATTCTGTCGAAAAGATAGAAATCTGAGATATGTTCACTATTATCAAACATTATATATTTTTACAATTTCTATAAAAAACATCTAGATTCTTCTTCCAATACCCTTGTTCATCTCCCTCCGCATAGGAACGCAATAAATACACCAAATTATCTGAGAAATCATAGGAACTTTCAAAGGGTAAAAGTGACGGCAGGTTCTCTATGGCAATAATATCTACATTCTCTGAATATTTATAAACAGGTTCTTCCCAGGTAGTAGGTTTATTATAAATAGCAATTGGATTATATGGATTACTATAGTCACAACTAATATCTACTATTACTATTTTTTTCTTAAATACTGTATCTTTGGTAAACCAGTGTGATATTTCTTCACGTAAATGAATACAATTAAATACAATATCAAAGTTCTCTAATTTTTGAATGGTATCTTTTTTTCCAAATTCATGATACGGAATAGAAAAAAAATCTAGTAAATGTTTCACACCCGTTCCACATCTGCCATTTGCACCAATAATTGCAATGGATATATTTCGAGTTATATCCATGATACTTTCTTTTACATCACTTAGTAATTCATAAGTGGTTCTCCAATAAGTAAGATTTTTTATATCTCTAGAAAAATTATTTGTAGAGTTATATTGCATAATTCCTAATGCACCACCTATAAATCCAGCATAGAACCCAAATGCAATAATTCTTATTGCTGATGGATCTAAAAAATATTCCATATCATATAATTTACTTTTTGAATTTGAGAACCTCTTTAAAATTTTTTCAGAATTATGTTGATTTTTATAACAATGTGCAAAATAAACATGGGTATGGTTCTCTAACAAATCCATATCTTCTTCCTTTAATTCTTTGATTCCTACTATAAGTGCATCTGGAAATTCTATCCAACTCTTATCTGTAATAATTGCACCACTTGCTTCAAATTCTACATCTTTAAAACAACGGGTATCTGATTTTTCTACATAGACTGTATACCCACATTGTTTTAATGTGAAAATATCAGATGGAACAATCGGCGTTCTATGTTCATTTTTTCGTGTTTCGTTTCTTATATATATTGTATCTAATTGCATTTTATAATGATAATATACCATAATAATAAAAAAAACACAAAAAATAATATTCTATTTGTATTATATAATACTTGTATAGTAAAAATACAAAAAATGACACCGAATGATAATAGTTTCACTAATAAAAATTGTCTAGATAAACATCTCAAATATAATAATAAATATGTCGGCAATGAAGTGTATTGGGGTCTCGGTATAGAGTTTGAAACTTATCTGGAATTTGAAAATAAAATACCTGTCACCAAATCTATCTTTTTAAAGAATCATAAACGAGAACGTTACTCGATTGATTATTATTCGAATTACTACAATTATTGCAATAATATTAAAATAAATGATTCGGAATATCCTAACAAAACAAATCATTTACAGTCAGCATTTCAAACATATGAAATACCCAAATCACTGCCTTTATTAATAAATGCCCATAGTTTTACAAATACAGATAGAGAGAACCAACCCCGTACATTATATACAAAAACAGGTGGATTGAACCCAAAATTTAATGGCAAAACATTACTTGATAATATTCTCACTGTTAGCGACCTAAGTAACTGTTATGGAGTAGAATGGTTGTTTGACGGTGACACTATCGAATTTACTACATTGAATTTTTACAAGGCAAAATTACCCGATGTTTTAACTGAATTGAGAACCTATAAACATAATTTTATAACAGCATTACAAGAATACCAAGAGAGAACCGACCTATTTAAATCCTATGGAAAAATCCGAATTATGACACAAAATCATCCTTTTTCTGTTCATTTAACCAATTTAAACAATGTAGCAATGTTTAATAACGGCACACTTCATTATAATCTAACACTACCTACTGAACTAAATAAAAAATGCTGTATTGTAAACAGGGATGATTTTATTAAAAAACATAAACTTGCCATTCGCCTTATACAATGGTTTGAACCATTATTGATTTCAGTGTATAATACTCCTGACCCATTTGCTAAAGATGGTGAGAACCCACATTTTTCAAATTGTTCTCAGCGCTGTGCAGTATCTAGATATATTGGAATAGGAACATATGATACAGATGTTATGCAAACTGGTAAAATTCTTACTATACCTACATCTAGGTTCTCTCATTATGAAAATTGGTGGTATACAAATTATCATAAACAGAGTGCATATACACCATTAATTGATGTAGGACTAGATATTAATTTTAATAAACATTACAATCACGGTATTGAAATACGGTTTCTAGATTATATATGTGATTCTGAGTTGATGAGTGAATCCTTTGAATTTATTATTTATTTGATGGATTTTTTATTAGAAAAAATAGAAAAGGGGAATCTAGAAGTAGAGAACCCAATATATAATGATGTATGGAATGGTATTGTATTAACAAGTATTACCTTTGGACATAATGCGGTTCTCACTGATGTGGAAAAAAAAGTCTATGAAAATCTTTTGGGAGTTCAGTTACAATCACACAATATATATCTGATATATTATGAAATTTTGCATTTTCTACATTTGCGTTACAATAATATTTCTTTTGTTGCTGCTGAAAATAAATATAGAATTGAACCTATCGGATTGTTCTCTAAGAGAACCTTGACAACAAAAATGATGGATATGGACGAGAAAATAGTAGAAAAAGAGAACGCTGTTTTAGAACCTGTTTTAGAAATTACCGAGATTGATGATGATGATAATACTTGCAGAGAACCTGATAAACCAAATTGTTGTCAAAAAATTATGTCTTTTTTTGGATTAAGCAAAGCAATAAAACACGGATAGACCTTAATCTCTTTTAGTGCATAAATATATTTATACTTCGTAAGAAAAGGATATAGGCAATCCACATTTTTGTATCCATTTGGATTAAGCAAAGCAATAAAACTCGGATAGACCTTAAAGGTTAAAAAATTATGCTTGTAGCCATTTCTGTTGGTATAATTACTGCTTCATCTTTGACAAATTCTTGTGCTTGTTGTTGTAGATAAAAATTAAATAATATATTTTGTTCAATCGATTTCTTTTCAACTTCACGTACATAACTCGAAATCGGAAATAATATAGTACATATGTTTTTAAGTACAGGTTGTTGCATAAATTTGAATATTTTCTTCTTTGTTTTTCGTATTGACTTTTTCTTTGTTTCAGGTGGTTTACTTTTTGTTTTTTTTTGGTTTTTCTTACCACTATACAAACCTCTGCCACCACTCAATAAATTACAATTTAATGTTGTATAACTATCACGATTTAATAATGTTATCACATCTTCATTATTAGAAAATATACCATCACTAAATGCATAAAATCTATAATCAAACAAACTACTTGTTTTTATAATTTGGTCAGTTGCTGAAATGATTGCATACCAACCAGGTTTTAAATCTGGTGTTCCTGTTATATTTTTAGGGTTTGGACTTATTTGTAATAACATAGTAATCGGATAGTTAATGTCGTTTTCTGTTATCATAATCTGTCCTTCTACTCGTTTTCCTTGAACCATTAATGTGAATTTTGGTGGAACCACCTGGTCTACGGATTTAAAAATAATATAATTATTGGAAACTATATACCTTACTAAATAATCAACATTCTTATATTTAATCTTTGTTTCAAAATAATTGTTACCTATTTTTTTATCAGTAGTAGCACCTCTTCCAAGATTAACGAATAAATTACCTCCTTTCTTTACCTTTTTTTTCATATATATATTAATATATATATAGTAATATATATAGTAACAAAAAATCATATTACTCCTTTTTTTCATATTCTAAATTATACAAATACTTATGATTCGTATCAATTAAATCACCTAATTCCTCCGCAAGAATTACCTTGTTCTTCAACAATAATTTTGCTGTTTCTTCTATCAATGGTTTAGAATTTGTTAAAATATATTCTGCTTGTGCATATGCCGCGTTTAACAACGCAAAGATTTCATCATCTAGCATTGTCTTGAACTTTTCGCTTGTGCTTGGATAAATCGCGTGGGATGTCATACCATACATATTTGCCATACTTGTTGCTAATGAAATTGACTTTTGTATATCATCTGATGCACCTGTTGTCATAGATGCATTAAACACAATACGTTCTGCAATGTGTCCCGAAATCAATATCACCAAATGTTCAAATAGTGATTCACGTGTATAGAGTGCATCATTCTTGGTTTCAAAAATAGTATATCCAGGTGATTTTGGAGAACTTAGATTAATAACCACTTTCTTCATTTTTGCATGAAATTTCGATAAAAATCCGACGATAGAATGTCCTGCCTCATGCACACAAATACGATAAATGATTTCATCCGTAAATTCCATAGGATTTGCCTGATACCCCGCAATAATCTTATTCATTACCATATCAACATCTAGTTTTGAGAAACGTTCCTTGTTGTTTTTAAGTGAATGTAACATTGCCTCATTTAATAGGTTCTCTATTTGTGCAGCAGAGAACCCATTTGTTTGTTCCACTAAATCATCTAGTGAAATAGTATTATCATAAGGTTTGCCACGAATATGTATCTTTAAAATAGACAAACGTGTTTTTGTATCAGGATTACCAATAAAAATACGTTTATCAATTCTGCCAGGTCGTAGGAGTGCTGCATCTAGTAGGTCAGCACGATTGGTTGCACCAACCACAAATACACCACTCGCATTTTTAAACCCGTCCATGGCAACCAATAATTCATTGAGTGTGCTATCGCGTTCTGAACCTGCGGTTTCACCATCACCTGAACGTTTTCTACCTAGAGCATCAATTTCATCAATAAATATAATACAGGGGGAATTTTTTTTAGCAAGTTCAAAAAGTTCTCTTACCTTTAATGACCCCACTCCCACATATTTCTCTTGAAATTCTGAACCAGACACAGCAATAAAACCGATTTTGCATTCACCTGCCAATGCTTTGGCAAGAAAGGTCTTGCCGTTTCCTGGCGGGCCTTCAAAAATAAGTCCTCTGGGAACACGTACATTGTATTTTTCATATTTTGTATAATTTTTTAGTAGGTCAATACATTGGTCTAGTTCGCTTTTTACATTGTCATATCCACCAATATCTTTAAATGTAACACCTGTATTTGTAATAACCTCAAAATGTTCCGATTTTTGTGTTTTAGAATGACTTTTTCTACCCATCGGGAAACGTCTTCTCATATTGCTGTTACTGGTTTCATCGCCATTACTATTTCCTAAAGCATTACCAATAATATTTCCAAAGGCGTCATCATCGTCGTCGTCATCGTTGCCATAATCTTCATCTACTGTTTCATTACCATCTTCATCCGTAATATAGCGACGAATAACAATACCACCATCCAATGTTCTCCCAATTTGGATTCGGTAGGAATTGGGGATGACGGTTCTATTATTATTTGTTGCATTTCGGTTGGATGGTAGAGAATTATTAAGGTGTGACATAAATTGGTCAATAGTAGCAATAGCATTCTCTTCTCCGAACATCATATTTTCACGTTCGGTTTCATTCTTAGAATTTAATCTTTTTAGGTATTGTTCATAATAGTTAGGTGAAATTGGGTATTTATTGTTTAATTTAAGACGGTTTGCCAAGGTTCTCGCACCTGGATATAAAAAACTATTGCATGTTTGTTGAAAAAAGATGGATAAAAATAGGATGGTTACAATGCTGAAAACCTTCATTTATTATATTTAATAATAAATAATCTCTGTATGGTTTTACTTTTAGTTTTTATTTTTGGGGGGAAATAGAAAAATGAAAAAAGTTCAAAATAAAAGTAGGGTCAATTTTTGAAAATGGACATTTTAAAAATGTCCAAAATGGAAAATAGGAGGAAGTCTCAAAATGGCATTTTTTTGAAAAAGTGGATTGTGAGCATAATGCTAAGAAACTGGGAAAAATTGGAAAAGTTTGACTGCATAAAATTTTTATTGCGATTTTTTCTTGGATACTTTTTTATGGACATAGTTTAGGCAAAAAGTCAATAAATGCGACAAGAGATTTGCGACAATTATGGTTGTGTAACGTGTGACTATACTACGAGTAACAAGACCGATTATATGAAACATTTACTAACCCGTAAACATAAAAATCGCAATAATTTGGATACAAATTCAACAAAGTTGGATACAAATTCAATAAAGTCAATTAAAAAAACACCAAAAAAAATCGCAAAAAAATTTACTTGTGAGAAATGTAACTATGTTACTAATAATAAATCAGTCTATGAGAGGCATATAAATACACAAAAACATTTACAAAATAGTAGTGTGGATGATACAAAACCAACACATACATGCGATATCTGTAAAAAGCAATACAGTAGTTATAATTCTTTATGGAAACACAAACGTAAATGTGTAGAACCAACAAATGAAAATGTACCATCGATAGATATGTCTAGTAATCTCATTATGGAATTTTTGAAAACTAGTAAAGAGATGCAAATATTTTTGATAGAACAAAACAAAGATTTGCAAAATAAATTACTTGAAATGGCAAAGAATCAAAATCAAACAGTTACAGTTACAAATACGAATACAAATTGTAACAACAATCAATTCTAAATCTAAATTTCTTCTTGAACGAAACATGCAAAGATGCAATAAATATGGTAGAGTTTGTCAAGTCAATACAGTTGCAATTGGAAGATTTGGAAGAAACTGCACGGGTTGGATATGTGGAGGGAGTATCACGTATATTTGTTAAAGCATTGAATGATATGGAAGTGAATAAGCGTCCAATTCATTGCACCGATATAAAGCGTGAAACAGTATATGTAAAGAACAATGATAATTGGGAGAAAGATAATCCAGAGAAGAAAAACCTGAAGAAAGCAGTGGAATACATAGCAAATAAAAACATGCAACAAATCAATGATTGGAAAGAAGAAAACCCGAATTGGCAAGACGTTAAAAGTGAAGAGAGTCAGGTGTTGAATAAAATGTATATGACCACCATGGGTGGTGGGACGGAAGAAGAAGATAAAAAGTATGTTAGCAAGATAATTAAGAATATACTACAGGAAGTGGTCGTAGAGAAAGAAAGTTAATCTCTATTCGTGCATAAATACATTTATGTACGAATAATGGCATTTTTTTTTGAAAAAGTGGGTTTAGGTCGTAATGCGATTTTCTGGTTCTAATTTATAGAACAAAAAATCGCAAAAAATCGCAAAAAATATTGATGTAATATTTGTTACCATTATTCATTTAAACTATATGACTAAAAATAACTTTTTTCCACCCATAAGAACCAACCACTATGCGATTTCGAACCAAATCGAACCAAAAATCGCAAAGAATATTGTTGCAATAATTGTTACTATTATGAGTGTAGATTATATGCCTAAACAAAACATATTCCAACTCATAAACATAAAAAACAGACGATTTCGAACCAAATCGAACCAAAAATCGCAATAAAATATTTTATTTGGAATTATAATAAATACTATATTCAATGATTTTTTGAAGGTTTTTATAAAAATGAAAAAAAGTTCAAAATAAAAGTAGGGTCAATTTTTGAAAATGGACATTTTTAAAATGTCCAAAATGGAAATTTGGGGGAAGTCCCAAAATGGCATTTTTTCAAAAAAGTGGGTTGTTACCATAATGGTAAGAAAACGGAATTAATAGAAAATGTTTTACTGCATAAAATTTTTATATATTTTTTTGGAAAAGGCAGTAGAGGGATTTTTCGGTTCTAATTTATAGAACATTTTTAGAACCAAAAAATCCCTATAATAATCGGTGTAATATTTGTTACCATTATATGAGTAATTACAAATATTATATTATTTATATTTCTTACCATAATCATAAAACGGGATAAATCGAACCAAAAATCCCGAATATATCGCAATAGGTATTTATTTGTTTTTCATGAATAAATGAAAAAAGTTCAAAATAAAAGTAGGGTCAATTTTTGAAATTGGACATTTTAAAAATGTCCAAAATGGAATATTGGGGGGAAGTCTTAAAATGGCATTTTTTTGAAAAAGTGGATTGTGAGCATAATGCTAAGAAAATGGAATTAATGGAAAATGTTTGACTGCATAATTTTTTAATATATTTTTTATGAAAATGACGTAGAGGGATTTTCTGGTTCTAATCTATAGAATGAATTTAGAACAAAAAAATCCCAAAAATCCCCATATTCGTTGCTGTAATATTTGTCACTATTATACGAGTAGTAATAAAGATTATATCAAACATATTGCAACTCGCAAACATCAAATTCGGGAGAAATCGAACAAAATAGAACCAAATAGAACCGAAAATCCCGAAAAATCGCAATCGGGATATAATTGTGAAATATGTAATAAATCATATCTTTCCAGGAGTGGTTTATGGAATCATAAAAAGAAATGTTCCCAGCAATTTTCAGAAAACACTCTTTTAGAAAATAGTCTTACTGAAACTGATATTGCGAATCCTTCTATACTAATAAATATACTAAAAGATAACCAAGAATTCAAATCTTTATTGATTGAACAACACAAAATACAATTGGAACAACAAAAGGAAAATAGAGAATTGCAAAATAAATTACTTGAAATGGCAAAGAATCAAAATCAAACTGTTACAAATACGAATACAAATTGTAATAATACTAATAATCAATTTAATCTGAATTTTTTCTTGAATGAAACATGCAAAGATGCAATTAATATGGTAGAGTTTGTCAAGTCGATACAGTTGCATTTAGAAGACTTGGAAGAAACCGCACGCGTTGGATATGTGGAGGGAGTATCACGTATATTTGTGAAAGCATTGAATGATATGGAAGTGAATAAGCGTCCAATACACTGTACAGATATAAAGCGTGAAACAGTATACGTAAAGAACAATGATAATTGGGAGAAGGATAACCCAGAGAAGAAAAATCTAAAGAATGCAGTAGATTATATAGCAAATAAGAACATGCAACAAATCAATGATTGGAAAGAAGAAAATCCGAGTTGGCAAGACATTAAAAGTGAAGAGAGTCAGGTTCTTAATAAATTGTATATGACCACCATGGGTGGTGGGACGGAAGAAGAAGATAAAAAATATATGAATAAAATTATAAAAAATATATTACATGAAGTGGTGGTAGAAAAAGAACAAATATAAATCAATATTGCAATACAATATAGTAATATTTCACTATATTGTAATATATTTTTATTATAATGACAACACTTTTGGAAAATTCGACAAATAAAGAGAGAGAAAAGTCAGAAAAGACGAATAAACCATCCTACGTTTATTTATTAGAATCTAGTAATGGTGCAACATATGTAGGTGCAACAGTAGACCCAGACCGCCGTTTAAGACAGCATAATCATGAAATATCAGGCGGGGCACATGCAACTGGTGCAAAAATTAAAAAAGGTGAAATATGGAGTCGTGTATGTTATATTGCAGGATTTCCAACATGGTCAGCAGCATTACAATTTGAATGGAGATTTAAACAAATATCTAGAAAATTACCCCAAAATATGATACCGTTTCAACGTAGAATGATTGCATTGAAAACATTATTGGGTTTAGAGAGACCAACCACAAAAGCAGTAGCGTATAGTGAATGGGAGAATCTGCCGGAAATAATTTGGGAAAATGAAGATGCGAAGAATTATTTTTATTCCATTGTTCCTAACCCTAACCCTAATTCTAACCCTAAATAGGCGGCAAGGGTGCTAAACATAATTTAATATTACCAAGTGAAGCAACATCATATTTTACAATAAGTGGCAAATCATTTCCTAAATACATCTCTAGATGAGAACACAAGGGTGTGCATTTAATAAAATGACTGAGCGATTTCAATGAAAATTCGCCCTGAATGACAGTACTGGCATCGGGTTTCTGTAAAAACTCTAGAAATCCATCTGATTCAGAACGGAAAATACGAGAACTTGCAAAATTGCCTTCACAAGAAAAAATCAAATCATTTCCTACAGACTTTATCTCAATTCTGTCTGAAATACCATTTAGGTCACGAATAATCTTCTGGAAGTCAGCAGTCGGCAAATTAATCACCGTACTATATTCTACATCAGGAACTACCAACTCTTCAGTATCTGGTTCAATCAATCGCAACTTTTGACTATAACATTGTTTGATTTCACCATTATCATATTGAAGTCCTAGGTGTGAAACAATACCATCATGATAGTCTGATTTATCAATATACATAGATAATGTATCATCATTCGACATGGTAGAAATAACCTTGAATAAATGAAGGGTATTCGCACACACAATGATTTTATCTGGGATACAATCATATTGTTCAAACCGATTTGCACTAAGTGAAACATTCACTAAGATAGTATGGGTTTTATCAAAATTAATGATTTTCATACCCTGTTTAGTAAATGTAATCGTTGCATCAGTGAGAACATCTTTTATAGCAGTAATCATATTACGAATAGGTTGAATCTGGACTGTTTTAATAGTCAAAACATTGTTTTCCTCGTTCATCTCCAATAAAAAGAATAGAATATAATAATAGGAACGCATTTTTCTACGTCCTTTTGGAAATATTTATTTTATTCTTTTAATTCTTTTTATTTTGGTCTTAAGGTCTATCCGAGTTTTTGTATTCAAATGGATACAAAAACGTGGATTGCCTATATCCTTTTCGCGCATAAATATATTTATGCACTAAAAGAGATTAACATTATTTATTTCATTTTCACAATAAATATGTAAAAATGAACAGGAAAAAAGAACTATACAAATTCTTTTTATGGGTTTTTTTATAAATGTTATATAGGATTTTTACTTTTTGGCGCAGATACAATCAACAAACCCACATTTCGAACACTTTTTATATCTCCACCCGCAAACCAATGGTTTTATTTGAACGGACGAACACATATTTTTAGAAAAAGTAGTATTGTTATCAGTTACGGTATTTGCGGGTGACATGATTTATATATTCTAATAATTTGTATTATAAATTCTTTTTATTGTAAAAAAGCGAATCAATTTTATATCATTTACATATAACATTTCTTATAACATTACAAAATAATAGAAGAACCCGTATAATCTTCCCAAAAAAGGGTTCTGCATTGGTTAAAATTGCTGTAACCATATTTGTACATGAAATATTTCACTTCATTTGAAAATACGCACCGACTATAAAAATAATCTTGTTGATTCCACCAAAATATGTGTTTATTTGGTAACAATGTATCCCTATTAGGAATTGTTTTAAATTTCACTTTTGTATTAAAATGAACCTTTTTTTTTTGTTTGGAATCCTTTTCTATTTTTTTAATCATTTCATCTACTATATTTAATATATCTATATATATCTCTTTCTCTGTCATAACATAACACGTTGTTGTATAATATTTTACTATATTGTTTCTATAACCATTTTTCTAAATGTCTTTTCTTTTTTTCCTGCATCTTTCTTTGTCCTTCGTCCCTTGTCTTTTTTCCTTTTTCCTTCGTCCTTTGGCATTATTTGTATCAAAAGGATACAGATAATATCGTAAACACTAAAATTCAGGTTCATGTTTCTTAAACAAACAACCTTCCTTGGATAAATTCGGTATAGTAACAATCATATTGGGGTCTTGCAATGATGATACATCCAACCAAATCTTAATAATACAAAAATTCTTCTTGGGCGATATTGTAATACCATTTATATGTTTGCTATGGTCGGGATTTCTACATAGACTCTCGCCACAAACACGGTAAAATAATTCTTTCCAAATTTCATATACCTGTTTATTCACTACTTTATAAGAAAAACACCCACCATTACGATTTTTAGGGTCTTCCCACATCGGTGTAATACCTGTTCGCATAATAAACAACATACAATTTTTTACAGTATTTGCAAGTATATTTTCATTCAGCGATATTACTTTTTCAGCAGTATCTATAGAATGCATTACAACAGTGTAACTAGATAAATCCCAGTTTTTATCGTGTGGTAAATGGTAATATAAATCCCATTTACCAATGAGATTGTGGATTGGGTTAGGAGTACTCACTGTATCCATCTAGTTAAACCCGTACTATATTAGACGATATTTTTCTATATTCTTTTCCTTTTATTTTTTTTGTTGGATTTTTATTTTGATTTTTTGCACCTTTGTTATTATGCTTGTGAAATAATCTTGTATCCGTCTTTTCCTAAAATAAGATATTGTGTTGAATCTAATTCGAAAGAATGAATATTATTATCCATGATTTTTATCTTATAATTCATATCAAAGGTTACAGAATCTACATGATATTCCATATATCTCTTTACAAAGGCAGGTGTAAAAAATACATTATCTACTAAATAAGCAGTGGGTTCTATTTCTATAATATAGGGGGTATTAGAAAAAACGGGCATATGAATTTCAATGCTAATAAACCGAATATTTGATGGTTCTGTAGAAAGGGACGTGGGAATTTCCTTGTTCTTTTCGTTACAAATACGATAATGTCTATATTTTTCATCTTTAACGATGAATAGGTTATCTACAGTCGTTTTATTGTTTTCAAAGTCTTTTAAAACAATATTATACCATGTTTCTAAATAATCTAGTTTACTCGATTCTATCATATCATCATCATGAATGGGAACAAAATATTCTTTTAAACTATAATTATAACCTGGAATGAAATGGTTAGTTAAATTATAATCGTGGAATATAAGACAAGAATTCGAAAACCAAAATTCATGGTTCGGTTCAATGCGACGGTCTGTCATACATGCTACGATGTATCTAAATGAATAAATAAGAGACGATGCAATATCACGAACTAATTCATTATTTTCATAACATTCATTATATTTTTGTTTTACGGTTGTTACTGTTCTACAATAAAATAGAAATCCTGATAATTTCACTTCATTCCAGTCGATAGATTGAATTCGATTGAATATAGACAGTATACATAATGAAATAAAATTATATAGTTGGTAAAAAAATGCTACAAAATCATTCATTTTATTTTACTTTATTAGCAGGTTCTCTAATTACAAATATAAAACCATTGTTTTTATATTTGTTTATTTTTTATTTTTCATAGATTTTTGTTTTTGAGTCCTTTTTGTTTTCTTTACAGTGGTTCTGTTTCTTTTTTGTTTCTTGGATGATTTTTGTTTATATTTTTTACCACCTTTTTCCATCATTGTTTCACTTAATGGTAATGATATAATTATACTGTATATGTTGTTATAATCGGTACTATTCGAAATATAAAACATATTACCACCCGCATCATTAGTAGATGTTATATCAAAAACGGACCTTTCTTCTAATTCTTTTGCAGCATCTGGATGTTCTGGGATAATATCTTCTTTTATTTGTGGAAGGTTTACTACATCTTCTTCGTTTAAAATACGTTGTACTTCAGATTCATAATAAGGTTTCATACCCATTTTTAAGTGGTAACCCTTTGCTTGTGGAGTTGAAAAATTATAAACTACAAATTTACGACTTACTGTGAAACAACGATTTAATATGTAACTCCATAATAATCTTCCAGATGTTATATAGTCATCGCTTGTTGTATTGAATGTACAACGTACATCAACATAAAAAAATCTATATTCTCCTATTCCAAAACTATCATCTAATATTTTACATATACCATATATTTCATTTGTTGTTTGATTTATCAACCACAAATGTTTCTCAGGTTCATCAAAGAATTCTTCCATTGGCGTTGGACAATTTCTGTTTTTTCCATAAGTTAATGGAACCGTACGCAATACATCTTTCGTAATAGGTCCAAAAAAAAAGTGTGACATTAAATCTTTTACACGTTCTTCATCATTTTTAGAAATAGGTTTTGCCCAATCAAATAAGTCCATTATATATTATATGAATATATAATAGATACTATTACGCTGCTAGTTTATCTACGACGAATTGCCATCAATGGAACATAGGATGCATTGCTTTCGTCACCACCATTCTTAGAATCATTGTAGGTTCTCTGCATTGCGAATTGCTTTTTGTAGGTAATATAGTCCGATGAATCAGAAACAAAACGCTGATTTCCGGCACCTGCTTCAACACCAGTGTTATCACAGTTAGATATGATGCTGCCAATTCGACCTTTCCATCCAGGTTTGCTGGCATTGACTTGGTTTGAACCACCACAAACATAATTTTGTCTAGCAAGGTAGTCGCCTAAATTATTTACTGCACGATAAGGTGTAATAATACGTCCATTATCATTAATGGAACTCTGTGCATTTACATTATTCCATGAACGTCGTAATTTTCCACGTATCATAGATTGTTCGCTATCTTTATAATTATTAATGGTTTGAATAGGGGAAATACCTATAATTCCATCACCTAAAGCAGGGTTTGACATTATTATATTAATATACTATATATAGTATAAAAGATATTTTAATTCATTCCTATTTATGGAACACAACAAAACATCCAAGGATTTAGAAAAATTAATACATGAAGATACCTCTGTTGTTTTTAACCCTGAATGTGTACGTAAAAAGTCCAATATAAGCAAAGCAAAAAAAGAATATCGCATAGATTCACCCTATTTTTCACCCGAAATTCTTCTAAAGGACATTAAAACACATTCACCAAAATTAGTAGCATTATTAGACAAAATAGAAGAGTTGGATAGAAATGACCGTAGGGAATATGGTAAAGTGTTTAAACATTTTATTTATTCGGATTTAAAGTCTAGTGCTAGTGGTGCTAAATTATTAGCATCCGCATTAGCAGCAAAAGGTTTGCATTGTGGATATAATGCTACTTTACTAAATCCTTCTAAATTTTCAAAAAAGAAGGATTCATCTCCAATGATTGATGATGATGACGACGATTCTGATGATGATGAATCTGATGACGATGATTCTGATGACGACGAAGACGATGAATCATCTAGTGAAAAACGAAAAAAACCAAAGGAAAAAGTATGGGGTAAAATAGAGTTGAAAACACCAGAGGAGTTAGAAGAACATCCGCATAAGAATTTCTTTCTATTAACTTCGCGTGGGGTATATGACCAAGCAATTAGTGTAAAATTAAAAAAGGATATGCTTAGTATTTTTAACAAGCGACCAGAGAACATTCACGGAAAACAATGCCGATTTATTGTTATGGATAGTGGTTATAAAGAAGGAATAGACCTGTTTGATATTAAATATATCCATATTTTTGAACCATCCTTAGTAATGGCAGATCAAAAACAGGTGATTGGGCGCGGAACCCGCACATGTGGTCAAAAAGGACTAGATTTTCATCCCCGACGTGGTTGGACATTGGATGTTTTTATTTATGACCTAGAAATACCAAATGAATTAAAACATTCTTTTATGGATTCTAAGAGTGCTATGGAGTTGTATATGAAATCGATGAATTTGAATTTCCGTATTATTCAATTTGCAGATGAATTAGAGAAAACAAGTGTTTTTGGTTCTGTAGATTATGATTTAAATAAAAATATTCACATGTTCTCTATTCTGTCCGATAGGACCGATAGGAATGCTAAGAATGACAATGACGATGATGAGGAAGAAAGGTTTGTATATAATGGTGGGGCAGATATTTCGAAAAAACTTAATCGTAAATTGCGTATTAAAGGTACCAATAAAGGCAATGTTACAAGTGTAGAACCCATTGTTGTTCCCCAGCAAGAAATTGTTTTACCGAATGGTATTGTAATAGGTCAACAGACGGAACATCGTATGGGACATGAAGAAATGCGAGAACATATTGCCGAACATTTTAATGAATTTGAATGGGAAAAAATAAAAATGGAGAACCTATGCGAACCGAAAAAAGAGGATGATAAAAAGGGTGAAAAGGGTGAAAAATCAGAAAAAAAGTGCGGTTCTCCAACATCCCAATTATTAAAGTTTAATCCTACCCAAAATTTTATTCGCCATTATTTTACACCAGAGAATCCTTTAAAAGGTATTCTTTTGTGGCATTCCGTCGGTACTGGAAAGACTTGCACTGCAATTGCAACTGCTAGTAGTAACTATGAGAAAAAAGGATATACTATACTATGGGTAACACGTAGTACCCTAAAAACAGATATATGGAAGAATATGTTTGACCAAGTTTGTAGTGAAACCATTCGTGAAAAAATAATAAACGAGAACCTTGTCATACCAGAGGATAGCAAATCGCGTATGAAATTATTATCAAAAGCGTGGAGTATTCGCCCTATGTCGTATAAACAATTCAGTAATTTAGTTTCAAAAAAGAATGATTTGTACAAGGCACTCGTAAAAAAGAATGGTGTTGTAGACCCATTACGTAAGACATTTTTAATAATAGATGAAGCACATAAATTATATGGTGGTGATTTATCCAGTTTGGAACAACCTGATATGCCCGAGTTTCATAGAGCACTAATGAATTCTTATCAAATATCGGGGAAAGACTCTGTTAAATTACTATTAATGACGGCAACACCAATTACAGATTCGCCGATGGAAATGATGCGATTATTAAATTTGTGTAAACTACCTGAAGAACAATTTCCGACCGATTTTGATACCTTTTCAGATGAATATTTAAATGAAAATGGAATGTTCTCTACAAGTGGTAAGAAAAAGTATCTTGACCAAATTGCTGGACATATTAGTTATTTAAATCGTGAAAAGGATGCACGGCAATTTGCCCAACCAGTGATTCATGAAGTAAAAGTGCCTATTGCAGAGAACATTGCAGAAATTAAAAAAATGGATAAAACCTTTTTAAAAGAACAACCTAACGAAGAATTGATAGAACTAGAGAAAAAATTAGAGGAACAAGAAGAACAAATATCTGAGGATTTGAAGAATGTAGATAGCGCAACATTTAATGCATTAAAAGACCAATGTAAAAAGGCAAATATAGAATCTATCCCCAAATTAAAAACCCGTTGCAATATGATGGTTCGAAACCATATTCGTAAATTAATTGGTGATATCAAAGAGGAATTAAATGAGATGAAGAATAATATTAAGAAAACCAAGAGGGAGATACAGAAAAGACAACTTAGAAAAAAGACAGAGTTGGCAAATGTAGGTGAATATGTGAAATCTACACCTGAAAAATTTGAAGAATTTAAGGAGACTGCTTATTATACATTAAAATCGAAATGTGGTAAAAAAATCAAATCTGTATCTGATTTAAAAAAGTCATTGGGAGAACATCCATCTTTTGTTACCATTGACCGTGAATTGGAACGATTAAATCAACAGATTCATGACCAGAAACAGGAATTGAAAAACAATCTAGGATCCTACCAAAAACGCATTGAAGAAATCAAAAAACTCTTGAAAACATATGATTTAAATACTCTAGAGAAACAAGTTATACGCAGTACATTGCGGTCAGAACGTGTAAAAATGCGTAAAATAAATACTGCAAATACTAGAAAGGCAAATCAGCGAATACGTGATTATAACCAACAAATCAATGATTTGAAACGAGAACGTGAATATGAATACAAAGACTTGCGTAAAACTGTGAATAAACGTATAAAAGAAGAAAAGGCAATAGAGAAGAAGAAGGAAAAAGAAGCAGCAGCAATACGTAAGTCACTAAGGAAACAGAAAGATTTTAGAGAAGAAATAACAGATGAAAAAATAAAAACAATGATAGAGGATGCAGCAAAAACAATAGATGCGGAAATGGAAAAAGAGGCAGAGGCAATAAATAAAATAAAGGAGGAGAAAGAAGAGGAAAAACTGCGAAAAAAAGTGGCAAAGGAAGAAATACGGAAAACGAAAAAGGCAGAGAGAGAGCAAGAAATGCTGCGTAAGAAGCGTGAGAAGGAAGAGTTGAGAAAAACAAAAAAAGCAGAAAAGAAAGCAGCAAAAGAAGAGGAAATGAAGCATAAGAAAAAAGAGAAGGAAGAGTTGCGAAAAACAAAAAAGGCAGAGAGAGAAAAAGAAATGCTACGTAAGAAGAAAGAAAAGGAAGAGTTGAGAAAAACAAAAAAACAGCAAAAGCGATAGAGTAAACCGATAGACTATGTCATTTAGAAAAATATTGCTATAATGTATATATATGGAAGGCAAATATTATTATATACACGGTCATTCGGGTAATAATGGTAATGATTTTTGTTATATTAATGAGGATGATAATGATGATGACACCTTTATTATTCCTGATGATGTAGAAGTTAGATTTGTAGCTGAAGAAGGGCATTGTGCAGATGGTACCACTTTTGATTTTGATTTTGAGTCCACAATATATGCAATGATAAAATTAGAGGGAGAAATGGATGGTGTAATTTACAAAGATGGTGATATCTGTCCCAATTATAGAATTCGGTACTCTCAATGTGAACTTGATGATCAACGTTATGGTATTTTTAATGTAGATGCACACTACCAAGACTACGATGACTATACTCATGAAGATGACGAACCAGAATATGACGGTGACTATCAACATGAAGATGACGAACAAGAATATGATGATGACGAATCAGAAGATGACATTCTAGAAATTGAACATCAACTTAATCCAATGTCTTATCTAGAAGAAGGCAGAAACAAAAAATCATTATGCTTAAGCGATATAATTGACGATTTAAGAGACCAGCATGATTTTGAAAAAGACAATACAATGGTTGTGATAGTAAATTGTTGCAGAGGTTCAGGGGATTCAACTTATACATATAATGATGATGATTTTAATGCTTATAATGATCTTAATTTTGATTCTGATGAAAGACAACCTGATGCATTTTGTGATGATGTTGATTCAGATGATGATGATGTTGATTCAGATGATGATGATGTTGATTCAGATGATGATGATAAATTTCTTGATAAACTTGGTGATATGGTTGATGATATGAAATTTGATTATGACAGACGCGGTGGAAAATATATAAATAAAAAACATACCAAAACTACCAAAAAACATACCAAAACTACCAAAAAACATACCAAAACTACCAAAAAACATACAAAAACTAATAAAAAACATACAAAAACTAATAAAAAACATACAAAAACTAATAAAAAACATACCAAAACTAATAAAAAACATACCAAAACTAATAAAAAACATACCAAAACTAATAAAAAACATACCAAAAGGAGGGGTGTAACAAAAAAACAACATTTCAGAACCAAATGATTACATTACCCTTATTAAATTCCACTGAAGTCCCATATCCTTTTCATGCATAAATGTATTTATGCACGAAAAGAGATTACTTTTCTTGGTTCTCCATCAAATAAATTAAAATGTAGGAAAGAGAACCATTTTGTGTTTTTAAGTTCTCATTAATATCTTCCAAGATTTTGTTTTGTTTCTGACTTTCTTGTAAGAGTTGGGATAATAATAGGTTGGTATTATTATTTGACATATTATTACTGTGTTTATGAAAAGTGGATGTATGACTATGGTATTGACGAAGTAAGATTCGAGAACCTTTTAGAATATTCATTTTGTTTCATATATCATGCTAGGTTTATACCTTTTTACAAAAATATTTCCGTAAACTCGAAAAATTGATTTTAAAACAAAAACAAAATAGAGTGATAATAATATCGTTGATTAAGTGAAAAAAACAATGGAAAGTGAAAACACCTGCAATATTTGTACCGAAAAGTTTAATCTTAGCACTAGGTCTAAGTCCAAGTGCCCCTATTGTAGTCATGAAGGTTGTCGAGATTGTTATAAAAAATGGTTGCTTATGGAATCAACACCGCATTGTATGAATAATTCGTGTAATGTTGAGTGGACACAGGCAAATATGGCAGACATATTCCCCTATGCATTTATTTCAAAAGACTATAAAAAACACCGTGAAAATGTACTTTTTGACAAAGAACGTGCGCTTCTACCCGCGACTCAACCTGAAGTTGAGCGTATTATTCGTCGTGAAGCAATTTCAAAACAAATGACAGAAGTATTGAAACAGATTCAAGATTTGAGACAACAATACAGAGATTTACACAATAAGATGTATGAGAATGGTTCATCTGCACGTTCAACGGAGCGTTCATCTTTTATCCGAGCATGCCCTGATGGTGAATGTCGTGGGTTTTTAAGCAGTCAGTGGAAATGTGGACTATGTCAAAAATGGACGTGTCCAGATTGTCACGAGATTAAGGGCGAAGACCGTGAATGTGACCATACATGTGACCCAGACCGACTTGCTACGGCAAGACTTTTGTCAAATGATACCAAGGCATGTCCGAGTTGTGGCACAGGCATATTTAAGGTAGAGGGCTGTCCTCAGATGTTTTGCACTTCGTGCAACACAGGTTTTAATTGGCAAACAGGTAGAATAGAAACAAATGTCCATAATCCCCATTATTTCGAGTGGTTACGTAGAACGGGTGGTAATGTAGAACGTGATGCAAACGATATTCAATGCGGACAGGAGATTACTAGTCGTTTTACGAGAGAGATTGTATCAAAAATACGCGAGAGAAAAACAGAGTTAGATATATTAAATGATAAGTTAGATGAAACACAAAAGAAACAATATTCAACCCAATTGAAACACATGGTGGATACTGTAACAAAAATATGTGAGAATGCAATACATAATCGGTATGTTATTATAGACCGATTTCGCACAAACAACATAACAGATAATGAGGAGTTGCGTATCAAATATTTACGAAAAATGATTACGGAGGAAGAGTTTAAGCGGTTATTGCAACGTGAGGATAAGCGTATTCAAAAGTATCGAAGCATATTTAATATACTCACTATGGTAGCAACAACAGTAACCGATATTATTTATCGGTTTCGTCAAAGAGTGTATAGCAATGATTTTGTTACAGAATCAAGTTGTAGAAAGGATGCACTTGCTATTTTAGATGAGACAAAAGTGATTACGAAATATGCGAATGAATGTTTACAAGAGATTTCAAAAACATACAAATCGAAGTTGATACAATTTTCACCAGATGGTCGTGCAAGTAGTTCATCATAATATCGTATATATAGTATATAATAGTGTATATAGTATATAGTTTTTTATTTCTCCTTTTGTCTTTTTTCTTTTTATTTGAAGAATGGAAAAAAATGATGAAAAAAACGAAACCTTTGAACAACATGACGAATCAGACGAACCAGAACCTAAAAATGAATATATAGATAAACTTACTCTTGAGTTATTTATGAATCGTAACAATTATAATAAATATTTAGCAAAAACAGACCCCAAAAAGTTTGATTCACAAAGGGAATACAAGATGAAATTAAAGAAATATATGGTAGAAATAATAGATATCACAAGTGAATTAATAGAGAACCCAGAGAACACACCCAATAGTGAAATAGGGGGTATTTTTATGGATTATTCCAAGTCAATTATTAAATTCTTGGAAATGAAAGAGTTGGAACAGAGTAATTCCTTTTACAACTCAGATAATGGTAAAGAGGAAGAAACAATGTTTGACCCAGAAAAGATGGATGAGAACCAACCCAAATGGAGTAGTCATAAAGTGAAAAAAGTGTATAGGAATGGATTCTTTTTCTAGAAAAATATTTATTTGTAAAAATGATGTAGAAAATAAGATAGGTAATATTATAAAATGATTAAAAAATTTTTAAAATATATAAAAGATACATCAAAAGAATATGTCATTTTTGATGTAGGTTCGAGGGATTGTTTACAAAGTATAGAATTTTATAATCATTTTCCAAACGCAAAAATATTCGCATTTGAATGTAATCCAAATACATTACCTATTTGTAGGAAAAATATAGAAAAATATAAAGATAGAATTTCTTTAATAGAAGGTGCTGTATGTGACTATGATGGAGAAATTAAATTTTATCCTATAGACCAAAGTAAAACAATTACTACATGGAAAGATGGTAATCCAGGAGCATCATCTATATTTAAAAGCAATGGGCACTATACAGTTGAAAAATATGTTCAATATGAAATTAAAACAAATTGTCATCGTTTAGATTCTGTTATAAAAAAGAATAATATTCCAAAAGTAGATATTATATGGATGGATTTGCAAGGTGCGGAATTATTGGCATTAAAAGGTTTGGGAAAATATTTGCAAAATGCAAAATATATACATACTGAAGTGTTTCATGCAGAAATTTATACTGGACAGGTAATGTTTAAAGAATTTCATAAATTTTTATTATCAAATAAATTTGTTATTAAAAATCAACTATATGTTAATGATTGGCATGAAGATGCTATTTATGAAAGAATGGATGGAGAAATGGATGGAGAAATGGATGGAGAAATGTGCGGAGAAATGTGCGGAGAAATGTGCGAAGAAATGTGCGGAGAAATGTGCGAAGAAATGTGCGGAGAAATGTGCGAAGAAATGTGCGAAGAAATGTGCGAAGAAATGGATGGAGAAATGTGCGGAGAAATGAATTCAAATAAAATATTCGATATAGTTATTGCATTAGGACCGAATGATGTTAATAAGATACGAAAGCAATTAGAATATACGAAAAAAAACGTTATTGGATATAGGAATATATATATTATTTATATTGATGGGTCTTTAAAACTAGATGGTTGTATAATTATTCCTGAAAGTATGTTTCCTTTTACAATAAATACAGTTGCAAAATGTCATGGTAAATTAGAAAGAAATGGATGGTATTTACAACAATTATTAAAATTGTATGCTGGATTTATTATTCCAAATATATTAGATAAATATTTGGTTATAGATGCAGATACATTTTTTTTGAAACCTACAATTTTTTATAAAGATGGTAAAAGTTTATATAATTATTCTCATGAATATAATCAACCTTATTTTCATCATATGCAAAGATTACACCCTGAATTTATAAAAATGGATGCATATTTAAGTGGTATTTGTCATCATATGATGTTTGAATCAAAGTATGTTTCTGAATTAATTTTTGATGTAGAATCTAGATATAATTTTAAAGATTTTTTCTATAATATTTTTTTACAAAATGTAACAGATTTAAATGCGTCTGGTGCATCTGAGTATGAAATATATTTTAACTATATGTTAAGAAAATATCCTAGAGATATTATATTAAGAAAATTAAATTGGTGCAATTCTAAAGAATTATTGCTTGATTGTGGATATGATTATGTATCATGTCATTGGCATCTATAAGAAATGTTCTCTTTTTTTATAAAAAAACAATAAAAAATTGATTCGTTTTTAATCAATTATTTAATAGACATCAAACAACAACCAACACCAACCAACAATAATCAACAACAATGTCGTCCCGTGTTTCCAACTCCAGCAACACTCGCAAATCCAGATGCACCTTTTGTGTAAAGAAAGGTTTTGGCGAGAATGTTTATTCCACCCACAATGTAAAGAATGCACAAGGTAAGGTTACTTGCATTGCACTCTTGAACCATATTTGTTCGAATTGCAATAGAAATGGTCATACAAGAGGCAATTGCACAGTGAAGAATGTTGCTTCACTGACGAATGATAGGGTGACAACAGTTTCTATCGCGTTTAGCAAGGATGGTGGAAAGACAATTTCAAAACCACTCTGTTGTGCCAGCATTTCAGCAAATCGCTTTGCGCAATTGGAGGAAGATGAAGTTCAGGAAGATACTAAGAAATCTGTTTCGACGACTGTTTCTAAGCAGGAGCAAAAAACTTATGCGTTTGTACTTGCTGCGGTTTGTCAAGCGCCAGCAGCAGCGCCAGCAGCAGTCCCAGTTGTTTGTGAAGTATCAAAACCAGCAGCGAAACCAGTAATAAAAAAGAAATACAATTGGGCAGATGTAGAGAGTGATAGTGATGATGAATAAAATTTTGAAAAAAACAAACAATAAAAAAAGTGGGGTGTAAATAGGTATAAAAGATAAAAAATAAAAACAGGTGTGAAAAACGAAAAAAACAACAATAAAAAGTTCCCACCTATTTTTTTATCTGAATTATATAGTTATAGAAATTTAATAATGAAAACAAGAAAGAGACATAGTAGAAGTCATAAATCATTTTCACATAAAAGACGACACGGTGGGAAAGAAGGATTTAAACAAATGAATTGTAGTCCTTTAGCAGAAAAAATTGGAAAAATACATGAAAAAACTTGTTACAATAGACAAATATTAGAACTTTTAAAAAAAGAGTATAACAAAGACCATCCAGAGAATCCTATTCAAACAAATATACCAAGTGAAATTTGGAAAGAACTACAAACACGTCTTACAAATTGTCATAAGGAGGATTGTTGGTTAGAAAGAATAGATGATAAAACTGTTCGTGCAAAATTAGATGAACTTATTTTTGCACCAGATATTCCACCAGAATGGAAAAAAAATCCAGATGAATGGTTGTCTAATTTTGATATTTTAAAAGTTCTCAAACAATATGAAAGTGCTTACCCTGGGTTTAAGTTTATTGGACCAACACCAATAGATTTTGATACACGTCCCAAAGATATGGATGGTAAATGTGTTTGGGATGATTTATGTAATTTTTCATTAAAAAAGATAATCTCTGAAAAAAAGAGTAAAATTGGTGTAGTATTTAACTTAGATGAGCACGACGAAGATGGTTCTCATTGGGTTTCTTTGTTTGTTGATTTAGATAATAAGTTTATCATATTTTTTGATAGTGCTGGTGATGATATTCCTGATGAGATAGATGAGTTAGTAAAAAGAATTTTGGAGCAAGGGATAGAACTCGGTATTAAATTAGAATATATTAATAAATTAAAGCAACATCAGTATAGAAATACAGAATGTGGTATGTATGCATTATATTTTATAACATCTTTATTAACTGGAGTAACACCTTATGGTACTGTTTTAAAAACAAATAAGGAGAAAATAGATCATTTTTCTAGCGGTAGTATACCCGATAAAAAAGTGTTTCAATTACGTACCCGTAAATTTTTTAATGGTGGAAAAATGATAGGGGGTGATAATGCTGTAAGAATAAGAGAATTAGAAAATGAAGCAACACGTTTAGAGCAACTTGCAGAGAATGCAAATAGTAGTGCGGATAAACTAAAACAAGACGCAGAGGTTGTTATTAAAGAAATTAATGAATATAATAATAGTGCTGGAGGAGGTACTGGAGATATTCTTAACGGTTTAGAAAAAAAACTTAAAAAATATAATGATGAAGAAAATGCACTAAGGAAAAAGTCAGAAGAATCAACAGAATTGGCTGCTAATTTAAGAAAGGAAGTAGAAAACCTAAAAGAAAGTGAAGGTTCTAAATCACCATCAGAAGGAGAAGCAAAACGAGTGGTAGAACCATCGACAGACATGTTTAATGAATATGGTGAAGATGAATATAGAGAGGAAAATGATACCGATTATGAATTATCTGAAGGGTATAATCCAGGTGAAAAACCAGCAAAAAATAAAAATACTGTAAAATATACAATCGAAATAGCAAATCAATTAAATGATCCTAATTACCCAATGATAGATACAAGAATTGTTAAAAAAGGGAATATTGCACCAGCATATAGACAAGTTGACAATTTAATAGATAATTTGTTAATTCGTTCTAAGATAGATGAATTAAAGAATAATAGAAATAAACATAAATTGAGTTTACAACAAAAATATTCAAGAGAAAATAAAAAAAGTGATATGAGAAAACAAAAGGGGGTAGAAAATTATGATTTAAACGAAAAATTTGATAAATTACATAATGGAAGAGAACAGTTTAATTTTGATCAAATCGATAAAGAATATAATGAAAATATGAGAAGATATATTGAAAAAGAAATGGCAGCTTATGATATTGATGTTAAAGAAAAATTTGATAAATTAAAAGTAAAATATCCTGTATATAAAATGCGACATAGAATTACTCCTATACCGAGTAGAGTTACAACTGTAACTAAAGGTGGTAAAAAAACACGAAAAAATAAAAAAACACGAAAAAATAAAAATAGAAAATAAAACAACAAGAAAAACCAAATAGAAATATATAATATTTTTTATATTATACATGTCATTATTTATTCATAGAGAGAACCAAGAATTATTATGGAATATCATTAATAAAACCCAACCCTTTATTGAAACATTTAAAAATAGTCACCCAAATAGTGCAAATGATTGGTTTCGGTCAATTATTCAATCTTATTATTATGAAAATAATTTGCATAATATTCATAATATAACACCTGCAACATTAAATACAATAAATCGTAATATATTATCATATATGATTTCAAAACTTAAACAAAATACTAATATCTATAATGTCAATACAAATATTATTAATAACAATAATAACAATAATAACAATAATAATTTCAGTAGTTTAACTCAAAACACTGCGCAATTTATGGAAACAAGTTATTCTAGAATGCAGAATAATAAAGAAGATAATTATGGTAATCAATTTGCAGCAAGACAAAAAGAATATGAAACAATGTTTGCAAAACCAACGCCACCAGTTGATTCAAAATTAAATGATAATATTAAAGATGAAGTAATAACAAATATGGAAGAATTAATAGAACAACATAGAAAACAACGTGAAGATGAATTGAAGATGGTTCAACCACCCATCTATTCTGCTTCTAATTCGAATAATAATTCGAATAACAATGAACAAATTGTGCAAAATATACCACAGAATATACCATCACAAACATCATCAAATAAAGTTATAATAAACGAAGAAACTATTCTGGAACCTGATAATTTAATTGAAATAAAACAAAATAAATCAGTATCTTGGAGAGATGAGCATTATATTAATTTAGAGAAAGAAATACACATTCTAAAACAACAATTTGCAGATTTAGTTATGAAAAATAAAGAATATGATGAAAAAATAGATAAATTGCTACAAACACAAAATAATATTTGAATATATTATACGTATTATATATAATATGTTTTTATTCAGAGCAATTTCACTTGTATTAATTATTATAATAGTATTTTGTGCATTTATTGAGAGTACAATAACAACATTTGAAAATTATTCAAATAATGATGAGAAATCGATAGATATTTCTAATAATCAACATCTTAATTCACCACCTGTACTTTATAATCAAGGTTTAGAAAATACAAAAACTAGCAATAATTTAAATGGTAATATATTGTTTGATAAAACAATAAATGCAAATCTAAATGCATATTCAAACCCACAATTTATATCCAATGTAATAAATTCTTCACTAGATAATATTATGGGAAATACTACTATGGGAAATACTACTATGGGAAATACTACTATGAGTAGTAATATTACGTTTTCACCATTAACAATATCTGGAAATTCCAATGTTTTATCAACAGGACCTTTAATGCTAGGGAATAATATAATTCCATCTATGGTATCTGGGAATATTGATATGAATTATACTACAGGTTCGCCTATGGTATCTGGAAATATAACATACTAAAAATAATATAGATATAACAGTATCAATATTATTTATTGTATAAATACAATGGAATTATTAAAAAACACATTCTTTATTAATTTAGAACAACGCACAGATAGATTAATCCATGTAAAAAAACAGTTTGATATTGTAGGTATTTCTGCAGAAAGATTTAATGCAGTAAAAACAACTGCGGGGGCAATTGGTTGTACAATAAGTCATATTAAATGTCTAGAATTGGCATTACAACGAGATTATGACCAAGTTTTTATTTGTGAAGATGACATTACCTTTTTAGATATTGATACATTTAAAGATAGTCTAAAAAAATTCCAAGATTCTGGAATTCAATGGGATGTTCTCTTTATTAGTGGTAATAATGCACCCCCATTTGAACAAACTAGTGATTTTTGTGCCCGTGTATCTAATTGTCGAACTACTACAGGATATGTTGCTAAAAAACATTACTATAAAACACTTATCCAAAACATGCGAGAAGGTCTACAGTATTTAATGAGAGAACCAGAAAACAAACCTATGTATGCAATAGATATGTATTGGAATCCCTTACAACAACGTGATAAATGGTATTTATTAATTCCATTAACTGTAGTACAAGCACCTGGATATAGTGATATTGAAGAACGAAATGTAAATTATGAACATTTGATGTTAGATTTAGAAAAAAAATGGTTGTTTCAACAACGTCCGCTATTTTGAATTATGGAACAAAAATGTAAAAATTATCCATTAGTCAAATGTAAAAACGATGATAAAACAGTCTTATTTTTTTCTGCATATTCCATACTGCGTATATTTGCTGAATGTTCCTTTTGAAGAATATATTCCCGATATTGTTTGTCTTTTGCATATAACAACTGTTCGGCACTTTCCTTTTCCAAAGGTGCTAATGTTTGATTTCCACGTTCTCTCTTATATTGATCCATAGATGAATATTTTGGCATATTTGCAAAATCTTTTTCACTCACTGCAAATACAGTTTGATCCTTATGAACTTTTCGAATATCATCAAACTTTAACTTATTAAATAAATCACAAGAAATATAGTCGGGAGTTTCGTCATTATCATCGTCTTCATCATATAATCGAGAACCTGTATTCCCAACCATCTCTTGAACACCCCTGTATCTTATAAGACTAGATTGTTGTTGTTTTACAGAGTCAAAAACGCGTCCCATATCTTTGGATGCAACTTTTTCTTGCACATTATAAATAGGTTCTTCTTTTGAAAACCATTCATTTTTATTTGTTTGTTTATTTGCCATGTTCTCTTCAAATAATTGGTTGAATTTGTTTTGAAAATCGTTGGGTGACATTTCGGTTATTACTGAAGTTATTTTGTTGGTAGTTGCTTTGTTATGGTCATTTGCATAAATAGGTTGATATTTCGTGGTTTCATCAGTTATTTTTTGATTTTGTTTGTTCTCGTTTTGGTAATATTGATAGACAATTTCATATGCTTTTTTATAAAATAAAAAATAATCAGCAGGTAGTCTTGATTTGTCTGGGTGTAATTTGAGAACCTGTAATTTTGCCCGTTTTAAATCTTCCTGTGAAAATTGGTAAGGTAAATTAAATAATCCTAAAATTTCTTTTAATGAATACATATGAATATTTAAGTTATGTGTACTTGGTTTTTGAGAACATTGTTTCATCTTTCTAATAAAAAGATGTTATAAATATTATAAAAAATATATAGTGGGATGATAAAATAAACATATTATTTTATCGAATCTGCAAAGAAAAAGAATATAGATACTATGTTGTTATAATAATATTATAATCAATATTATTATAGAATGTCATCTCTTCCAGTATTAACAGAAATTCGTGATAGAGCACATTTTGCAGAATTATTAGGACAAAATCCTGGTAAAATTGTTATTAAATTTGGTGCGGAATGGTGTGCCCCATGTAAGGCAATTGAACAACAGGTACATGATTGGATTGAAAAGATGCCTGAAACCGTTCAATGTATCATTGTTGATATAGATGAGTGTTTTGATATCTATGCGTTTTTGAAAACAAAAAAAATGGTGAATGGCATTCCAGCAATATTGTGTTATAATAAAGGAAACGTAAGTTATATTCCAGACGATTCTGTTATTGGTGCAGATAAACAAAAAGTGGATGCATTTTTTCAGCGATGTTTAGAGTGATGTTTTCCTGATTTTTTATGTTTATGCTTTTTATTACGTCGTTTCGTTTTCTTTCTACCACCAGTAAATATTGGTGGTGCAGAAGGTTCTGATGCAGTTGCAGGAGGTGCCGGTTCATTAGAAGTTGATTGAGAAATTACATTTGGTAACATAGATGTATAACTAGATGATTCTGTTGTATCTTTGGCAGTTTCAGATATAGCAACATAAGATATTACAACAGCAATCACACCAATACATGCATATGCTGACACTGGAATAGTTGTAATATTCATCTTTATAATATAATACTGTATGTTATATTATAAATATATTATTTTACTGTTCAATAGAAATACACCTATTTAATACATTATAATTGATTATATAAGGTTTTTCTAAATATAAGAATGGTTGTTTATACTGTATGATTGTTTTTGTTGCGCCTAAACTACCTTGGAATCTTTTTATATTTTCACAATTTAATGGATAAAATACCCCTTTGCCGTTAAAATTGTATTTGTTTTTATTTGATATGCAATAATGAAGACTTGCCTTTATATTTTCTAACAATTCATTACAATTATCTTGTTCCATATAAAATATTAAAACAATAAAAATATTAGAAATTTACCAATTATCAAGTAAATCTCCTGCTAATAAATTTACATAGATTGATGACTTTTTATCATTATCATTTAATAATAATTTATTTCTATTAATGCTTTCTAGTTTATCGTTTACAGATAAATCTTTACTCTCTAACCGTTTTAATAACTTCATTTTCAAATGGTTTACGGTTATGTTATACATGTCAACACTATCATTAAATGGACGATGATCATATCCATCATATATAGTATATTTTCTTGTATGTGACATAATAGTATTGTTTTTATTTATATTACGTATTGTTTCCCATCTGTCAATAGTCGGTGGTATATTTATATTATTATATTGAATATTTTGATTACTATTTTTGTTTATATCCTGTTTCAAAATAAAAAAACTAATAAATGGTTTCCAAATCATGTTTGCTTTTATTCTGATTCTAAAAAGATATAGAATATGTACACTATATCTTTATTTTGTTTTTTTAAAATATTTTTATAACTTGTATTATAAGACAGTATTATGATCTAGAAATAACTTCTGAAAGACGACGTGTTGCCCATTCTTCCTTAACTGTCTGTTTTATTGTAGAACCCATGTTTCTCTCATATGCTTCAGGATTATCATAATACAATGTAATTGGTTCACTACCATATTCTTTACTACCTATGCAAACACGCACCTTAAAAAAAAGATTTTCATCATTTGATCCAGTAAAATAATTACCATATCTTGCACCTGTAATTGCATCTCGAATATATGAATTCGGTGTTGTTGTTGTTGAATAAATCTCAACATTTGTTACTTTTCCATTAATATATCTCTTTACTTTACGATACCCCTTATCTTGCATCTTTAGATCATCTAGATATTTTGTAACAACAGATTGCCTTCCTCTATTATTCTTATTAAATCTCATTTGGTAAGTATCATCTGTCTGAACAATATGTGTTTGGACTGTATTTTGCGAAAGACAATCATCTTCCTCCATTACATAATTGCCATATTCATCATATGAACCCATTTTTACTTATTGTAGATATTAGTTAGTAGATACTTTTATAACTTTGCAAAGAATGCTTTATAATGCGGATGCTTTAGTTTATTATATATACCTCTAGTTCTTTATATTTGTTTGTAAAATAATTTATAGAACTAATAATATTGTACTATATTATAGATATGCCAATTTTTAATAATGAAATAAAAAAACAAACTATTGCCACCTATATTGGTTCTCAAAATGAAATTTCAAATTCAAATGCTAATACTAATGCTAATGCTAATGCTATTGAAATTATACCACGTAGAGAAAACCAAAATATAGAAGAATCGAATGTTGAAATACTAAATAATAAACCTATTTCTATAGAAAATGGAGAACCTGTTTCTGAAGAGAAAGAAAACCCAGAAAAACCTGAAGAAAATGGAGAACCTGTTTCTGAAGAGAAAGAAAACCCAGAAAAACCTGA